GGCGACGCCGAACACCTCGCCTGGATGGCGTACTGGTCGGAACGCCACCGCGAGCGACTGCGCCGGCAACGTCAAAACCCACCAGGGGAGGCGCCATGCCGCTCTACGTGCAACGTCTAACGAAAACCGCCATTCGCCCGACTCGCGCCACGGAGGGCGCGGCGGGATTTGATTTGTATGCCGATGAAACCGTGACCATCCAGGAGTATCGCCGGGCCTGGGTTTCAACGGGAATTGCCGTGGCGATTGCGCCGGGCTATGTCGGTTTGGTCGTTTCTGAGAATGAATCGTTAATCGCTAACAAAATAATAAGTAGCAATGATAGAACTGAAATAAAACTATCTTTATGGAATTCAACACCGCATAAAAAATCTATACATAGAGGTGATATTATCGGGAAATTTATTACAATACCATTTATAGTTCAAAATATTATTGAAGTAGAAAAACTGCCATGAAAAATAAAGATAGAACACTTGTTAATAAAACGTGTAAATACTGCGGTAAAGATTTTGTGGTAGAAAAATTTAGGCGCGGCCTATTTTGTAATAGATCGTGTGCAAATAACTATCGTTATAAAGATCAAAAAACCCCTAACGCTATATGTTCTAACTGTGGTGATAGGTTTTATATGAAACAATCACAGTTAAAAAATGTAAAAACACCTTGTTGCTCTATGAGATGTTCGGCAAACATTAAAAAAACAATTTATACAGGATCTAAAAATCCTAACTATAAAGGAAAACAACACGATCATGACGGTTACAGACTGTATGTTCCACAAGCTTCAACCATCAACTTTGGAAGAATGAAACTGCATACGGCAGTATGTTGCGAAATTTTTGGAGTAAAAAATATAAAGATGAAAAAATTTCACATCCATCATAGAGATTGTGATGTTGAAAATAATACTCCTGGAAATTTAGCTATCTTATCAGTATCCGATCATAAATGGATTCATAAACAATTTGGCAATGCTACCTTATGGGCATTCATGCACAATAAAATTGATCTTGAATCGCTTTGCGAGTGGTCTGATGATAAAGAACGGGCTAAAAGAATTCTGCCGTTATCAATTTCTAACCAAAGTATCAATGATTTGGGAATCATTGATAACGAAACATTGATCGACAGGAGCTCTAAATGAAAGCCACGCTGAAGGTAGACGCGCTCCCGCCGACGGCGCGCGGTGAGAACGGGTTTGGATCAACTGGCGCGTAGACCTCCAAGAGTGCGCGCAAACCATTTCGATTTATCTGGGAGTGGAGTCATGATTTCCGACGAACTGATTTGCCCCGTTTGCGATGAATGCCGTGACCATCCGCAGCCGTTTATCAATCACGAAGGCCGATGGGTGTGCAGGGCGTGTGGGTTAGAGTGCAGGATGGTGGTGGATATGATGCCGAAGCCGGAAATTGTGGCGGAGGTAGCGGAATGAGTGAATCCGCTCCTGCTTACATTTCATGCGCCAGCGGAAATAACGCCTTTACCGATTGCCTGGTGGTCGCGCGAGGTGACCTGATTCGGCTCATTGGCCATAGCGAAATGGACTTTACGCCTTTGGCGGCCCGCAATCTGGCGCTTAAAATCCTGGAGTTGGTGGGCGATGACTCGTTGCCGAAGTTCCCGGAGAATGACGTGAAACCGCTGCGTCGGGCGCGGAAAGTGGGCGGCAATTTCCAGCACAGCGGGACGCTAGTATCGGAGTTTCAGACGACGAGCGGCGAATGCCGTGTTGTCATTGAATTTGACGAACCAGTACAAGGGATGTTGCATATCTATCGCGCCGATCAAGTCGCCATCATCCATACGCCGCCCGTGCCGCTGTCTAGCGGCGATGACGTGGTGGAGGCGGTACGCAGCAAACTGCTGGGGCGTAGTCTGGCCGGCCAGCAAAAGTATGGCGCAAAAATGACGCGCAACGATTTAAGTTTGAAAGACTGGATTCAGCACGCGCAAGAAGAGGCCCTCGATCAAGCGGTTTATCTGGAGCGGTTGCGTCGGGATGTAGAAATGATGGAGGATGATGGCAAGTGAATCCCTTAATCGCCCGTGGCGTGCCGCTGATGGCGCATCCCAAATTGTCACGCGCAAAAATCAGTGAGCATATTGAAGCTTTGGAACCGGCGTTTGAAAAGTTTTGGATCAATACGCCGGATCGCATTTGCGCTTGTCTGGCGCAATTTGCCCACGAGACGGGCGGCTTTAAATGGCTCCGGGAACTTGGGAGTGCGCGCTATTTCAAGCGGTACGAAGGACGCAAAGACCTCGGCAATACGCAACCGGGCGATGGTCCGCGCTTCCTGGGCCGGGGTTATATCCAACTGACTGGGCGCACGAACTATGAGCAAATTCAAGGATGGTTCCCGGATATTCCGCTGATGGAACAGCCGGAACTTGCGGAACAGCCACAGTATGCCGCGCTGTTTTCCTGTCGATGGTGGGTAAGCCGTGGGCTCAATGAACTGGCCGATGCCGGGAAGTTCCAGACGATTACGCGCCGAATTAACGGCGGTCTCAATGGACTGGAAGATCGCGTTCGGCGTTATAAACAGTTGAAAGCGGTGGCTTATGAAGTTTCTCGTTCATGAAGTATCACTCAAAAGGTCTATGATAATGAAGATCAACTGGCAGCAACCCTCTACCCTGCGTGGCATCGCGCTGTTTTTTGCGAGCCTGATGGCGACCGTGCTGCAACTCAAAGGCTACGGCGATCAAACGGTTGCGATCAATGGCGCCGTCGAGGCGGTGATTACCGCAGGGATGGCGATCTCTGGCTTGATTGGCATCCTGACCAACGACAAGCAGGAGTAAGGTGATGCAAATGATGCGTCTCGATGGGCATTGCGTCTGTGCGCCCGATACTCCGATCCTGGGCATGACGCTGGCAACGATTGTGCCGAACTGGATCGCGATTGGCGCAATCGGCGATCAGCATGGGTTGCTGCTGGATAGCGACGAATGGCCGGCGTTTGTGAAGTTCATCAACGAGGTTGATGAGGAAGTGCGCCATGCACAACGTTTCTGAAAAGATACTGCGAATGGTCATGGAAAAACTGATGCCTCTGTTGGCGTTTTTCCTGTTTCTGGCGATGGTGGCGATGATCCTGAGTTTTGTTATCCGTTATGCCTGGGGAGTTTCTTGATATGAGTCATACGAAATTTTTGGTTTTTGCGCTGATGGGACTATTCCCGATGTGGGCCGCGGGAAGTCCCTTCCTGGTTTGCGATCCCTATCCGCCCAGTGGTGCGCCGGCCAGCGCCGTGCCCACCGAGTTTGTGGTGACGATCAGCGGAGTGACCGCCCCCATCACGACGCCCGCAGTGGACGTGACGGGCGGCAAGGCGATGAAGCTCGACCTCGGCCCACTCAATCTGACCGGAACGCGCACCATCACGGCGAAGGCCAAAAACGTCTGGGGGGAAAGCGCCGCCAGCATCCCTTTCGTATTTACCGCCGGAGCCCCCGTTACGCCGACTGGGTTTGGGCTCTCGGCCCACTAATTTTGCAACGGGGAACCTTCGCGTGGTAAAGAAAACGGTCGTTAGAACCGGGTAAGACCCCGACGATGAAATTGCGGATCATGATCCTGTCAAGAAACTGGTGTTTCTGGTGTGCGCGCTTCCGGGAGATTATGCTTGACGCGCCGTGGTCATCGTTTGATCTGGCGATGAGCATCATCCTGATCCTGCGTGGCACGTATCTCATCGCTGGTTTCACGATGCTGGAATCCGCCTACACGCTGTACAAGCCGCTGGCTGGCATTATGGGTTTGTGGGCCTATAGCTGGGTCTGTCTGTTGGCGGGCCTCGTGCAAGCGATCAGCGTGCTCTGGCCGTCGCGCCCGCCGTTTGAGTGGCGGCTGTTCGCCCGGATGGGCGTCTGCTTTTGCTTTGTGGTGTTCAGCCTGAATCAAATTGCCAATGTACCGCCGCCGATTGGGGCGATCACGCACCTGGTGTTGTCAGGTCTGTCTATTTGGAGTGTGCTCCGTACCAGCCACAACGGCGGTTGACGATGAGCACGGAATCGGGCGACTGGCTGACTCTACTGCAGTGGGCGGTGCAGAATCCAGAGAAAGGCGCACTAGCATTGGTGCTGTTGGCTGGCGCGTGGCGCTGGGTGCGGGAGTTGCGCAAGGATTGGAAGGATGATACGCATCAGGAAACCTTTACCGAGGTGCTGATGAAGGAAAACAAAGAACTGCGCGCCGAGAATAAGGAACTGGTCCATGAACTGCGGGAAGCGCGGAGTCAGCGCAATCAGAACCATCAGGCGAATTTAGACCCGGATCGCAAGCGATGAATCACTGGTGGAAAGGACTGGTGCTGTTATTACTGCTGGCGTCGCTGGTATCGACATGGATTCAGGTGGCCGGCATCCAGCGCTGGATTGCCGTGGGTGGGCGGTTTACCGACCAGGATGGGCAACGACTGTGTGAGCGGGTGAAGGCGCTGGAGCAGTATTCCTACGGCTATCGGGATGCGGGCAAAGCGCCGCTGAATTGTGAGTTTGTGAGGAAGCCATGAAGATTGAAGCCCTGTCCCTCGCATGAAACCCGCAACGCCTAAAACCTGGCCGGGCCAGCGCCCCAAGCTCTCTGCGCAGTTCGATATTGACTGCCACAAGCTCGCGCGGGCGTTGTTGGCGGTTCAGGCGCGGGAGTTGAACGCCTTGCAACAGCAGAAGGCCGGGAGTTTGAACCAGCGGGCGATGCTGCAACTGGCGCAGTCCATCCGCAAAATCCAGGAAGTCGGGCGCATGGCGCTGGGCGAAACCACCGACCGCCAGCAGTTGGATTTGGACTTTGGCCCGCAGGAAGTGATCCTGAAATGGCCCGATTGAGCCAGTACCGCCTGCCACACTTGCATCCGTTGCAGCGGGAGATTGCCGAATCGCCCGCTCGCTACCGGGTCATCGCGGCGGGCCGGCGCTGGGGCAAGACTCGTTGCGCCGCTGCGTTGTGCCTGCACGCTGCCCTGCAACATGGCCGGGTGTTCTGGATTGCGCCGACGTACAAGATCGCGGAGGTGGGCTGGCGAGAACTCAAGGGTCTGGCGCAACAGGTCAACGCCACCATCCGCGAGCAGGACAAGCGGGTGACGTTCCGCCAGTCCTTCGGCTGGATTCAGGTGCGTTCCGCCGACGATCCGCAGTCGTTGCGTGGCGAGGGGCTCAACTTCGTGGTATTCGACGAAGCGGCCTACACCAAGGAGGAAGCCTGGACGGAGGCGATTCGCCCGGCGCTGGCCGACCGGCAAGGGCGGGCGCTGTTCATTTCCAGCCCGAACGGCAAGAACTGGTTCCATCGGCTGTGGGACTATGGCCGGCAGGGCGTTCCCGGCTGGCAGTCGTGGCAGTTCCCGACCGCCAGCAATCCCTCCATCCCGCCGAGCGAGATTGAGGCGGCGCGCGCCGAGATGTTCAGCCTGACCTTCCAGCAGGAGTTCCTGGCCGAATTCGTCGATGCCAGCGGCGCGGTCCTCAAGCGGGAGTGGTTGCAGACCGGCGAACCCGCTGGCAAGCCTGCGGTGGTGCTCGGCGTCGATCTGGCCTTGAGTACCCGCACGGAAGCCGACTGGACGGCCATCGTGGCGATGAGTCAGGAGGTGAGCGGGATGATCTATATCCGGGATGCCCAGCGGATGCGCGCGCCGTTCCATCAGGTGTTGCAGTTCGTGCAGCAAATGGCCGCGAAGTGGCAGCCCAGCATCATCGCCATTGAGCAGGTGCAATATCAGGCGGCGGTGGTGCAGGAATTGAACCGGACCACCCGGTTGCCCGTGCGCGGTGTGCGCCCCGACAAGGACAAGCTCACCCGCTTCCTGCCCCTCGCGGCGCGCTACGAGCAGGGCCTCGTGAAGCACGCGCCGGGATTGCCGGGCTGGTTTGAGGATGAACTGCTGTCTGCGTTTGTCGGGGAACACGACGATGGCGCTGATGCTGCATCCATGGGATGGGTTGCCATCGGCATGACCAGCGGCGGGCCGGTGGGCCTGAAGGTGGCGGCGCTATGACCAACGTAGTGACGCTGCCGGTAATCACCAGGTTGAATCTCAACGCGGACCGGACGCTGGAAAGCCTCATCGGGAAGCTAGATTGCTTTGTGCTATCTGGATTTGACAAGGAAGGCCATGAATTCTTTAGCTCCACGATTGCGGACGGCGGCGAGGTCTTGTGGCTCTTGGAACGCTGCAAGATGGCATTGATGGAAATGGAACGCGACGAATGATTTCCTACGACCGCTATCTCGCCATTCTGGCCGAATCCGACGCGGCGGTACGGCAGGGCGCGGACGCGGCCTTTGTGAAGCTGTTGGAGAAAATTCGGGCGGGCGCGAAGCCTCGCCCGGCCTTGGATGCCGTCCTCAAGGAGTTCAACGCCGACGCCATCGCCGGGTTCCGCGAAGCCCTCAACGCCATCCTGCAATCGTCGCTGGGCGTTGCTGAGGTCAAAGCCTATAAGGTGGGCCGGGTCAAGCTGTCGGACGCGCTGTACGTCAATGCGCAGGCCGTAGCGGGCGTTTCCCAGCAGATCATCGACAAGCACATGGCCGGCGTCCACGATGCGCGCGAACTGCGCAAGGCGCTGTACGAGGGTTACGACTTCCAGCAAGACCCGCTGAACGTCGTCAAGCCCCTGCCGAAATACCTGCAAGTCGAATTCGACAAGTTCAAGGCCGCCGCCCTCAAGACGCCCGCCCTGCGCGCCGCCTACCTGGAAGCCATTCGCAAGAAGGAAGCCGGGGCCGGGATGGATGAACTGGAAAAGTCCTTGCGCGTGGCGTTCCACGAGCGCAATCGATACCTCGCCAATCGCATCGCCCGCACCGAACTGCATCGCAACTACACCGACCAGGTGGCGCGCGAACTCATGGAAGAGGATCAGATCGAGTACGTGCAGTGGAAACTTTCTGCTACACATTCTCAGGCCGACATCTGTGACCGCCATGCCCGGTTGGATGCCTGGGGGATAGGAGCCGGAATTTATCCGAAAGGAGAGGCTCCCAAGCCGCCAGCCCACCCTTTTGCCGATGCCTCCTGCGCCCGGTGCTTACCCTGGGGCAGGAGGCAAAACCAAGATTCAACCCCAAGGCTGAGCGCGCGTTTCTCGCCAAGCTAGACCCCAAGGAGGCGAGGGACATCGCCGGGAGTTGGGAGAAGCGCAGGCGCGTGCTGGAAGACGGCACGTCGCTGGAAGCGATCTACAACGAGGGCAAGGACCCGCTGTATCGCTGGAAACGGGTGGGGGACGTTCCGCCCGCCGATTGACCCTGTTTCGCGCTTGGCATAAAATTGAATCTCCTAAACGGTAAGTCGCCCCCGCCCGGTTAGCGCGGTTTTTTTGTGCCTGTCCATCAATGGGGTAGGTGTCGGTCATCCGTAAGGACCCGGACGGCCTTACCGCCGTAGGAGCGCCTGCCCCACCCGCTTTGTGTGGGGGAATCCTGAACGGTAAGGAGTTTGTATGTCTACTGCATTGACCCTCACGCCCATCAACGGCGAACCCCGCGTCTACGACATGCGTCTTGCTGAACGGCTTGGATTTGCAGAGCCGCGCATGATTCGTAATCTCATTAAGCGCAATCACGATAAGTTATTGAAATTTGGAGTTTGTTACGCGGTAGAACAAACCGCTGGCGAGCAAGGCGGGCGTCCTGCTACCGAATTCTACCTGAACCAGCGCCAAGCCATTTTCATCTGCATGAAGTCGGAAACCGAACGGGCGTTCGACGTGCAGGTGGAGATTGTCCGGGTGTTCGATGCCTACCTGAACGGCGAACTCAAGCCCGCCGTACCCCGTCCCGCCGTACCCCGTTCGTTCGCCGATGCCTTGCAACTCGCCGCTGACCAGGCCAGGCAACTGGAAGCGATGCAGCCGAAGGCCGAATACTATGACCGGCTGATGGGGACGCACGGGACGGTCGACTTGGAGACAGCGGCGAAGACCCTGCGGACCAGCCGTCCCAAGCTGATCGCTTTCCTACAAGATCGTGGCATCCTGACCCGGAAGTGCTTGCCTGCGCAGACCTATATCGACCGGGATTACATGCGCGTGCAGTTGACGA